AAGAAAGGTATTAAAACACCTATAATATGCAATACTGTTATAAAGAAAACCGATATAATCAAAGACACTGACATTGATAAAGAACTTTTCATTGATAGATATGAAAAAATAAAAAATAAAAAATATAATTTATTAATTTTTAACTGTAGAAACTTATTTTAAATGAATCCAGAAACTCAAACAACAATAATACTTTTATGCGTGTGTGGCTTTGTGGCGTTAATTATAACGTGTTTAGGGTTCTTACTTTCTTATTGGTTTAAAAAGTTAAATAGCAGTCAAGAGCAGATTATAAATGATATGCACAAAAACTATACTTTAATTATTGAACACAAAACCAAGACAAGTGAAGATTTTGTTTCCATGGCAAAAAAGAATGATGAATTTCAAAAAGATATATTCAAGGAAGTGAAAGTTATGTATGACGGGTTAAATAAATATATTAGGAATGTAGAGGAAAAAGCACAAAAAAATGAATTGGATATTTTAAATTTAAAAAGTACAAATAAATTTATAGTTGATAAATTAGGATTTACCAAGAAATAATAAAAGCAACATTATAAAAAAATATTATGGAAGCAATGGAAACCACCTTTACTTTAAAAGATGTAATTTATATTGTTGTTGGCGTTGGTTCTGCACTTGGGTTTTATTGGAAAATGATAATGAACGACAAGCAAAGAAAACAAGAAAACAATCAATTAAAAATTGATGTTGAAAAAAGTGAAGGTTCAATGAAAAACCAAATTGATAAGAATGAAGTAACTATGTTTAAAAAGTTCGCTGGTATTCACACAAGGATGGAAAAGAACGAAGAAAAAAACAAGGGTGAATTTGATACGATAAACAAAGAACTTGCAGATGTTAAAGTTGGTATTTCTTCAATAAATGGTAAACTGGATATTTTAATTAATCAAAAGTAATGGCAACACCACGTGAAATATTTATAAAAATTGATAAGCGATTAAATTACGTTGCAGGTGGATCAATAACAAATACAATTTCAGGGCGCGTTGGTTATTACGCAAATCACGCAAATATTACAGTTCGTTTATATTGGTATATCTTGCAATTCATTATTGATTTTACATTTTTTCCTTTTGATAATTTTGGCCATTGTCACCAAGAATATCATTCAGATGAATCAAAAGGTGATTATAAACCAACTGAACTAATTGTTTTCTTCTTTTTACTAAGTTTATTTGTTACAATATCTTGTTTAATTCTTGTTGTTCCTTTTTATTTAGCTTGGTTATTTGGGGCAATTAAGCAAAAAAAACTTTAACTTTATAGAATGTTTAATACAATAGACTACATTAAAGGAATAATTGAAAGTTTGACATTTACACAAAGTATTTCAAACATTATTCCAGGACCAACAGAAACAACTTTTGAAACGTGTAAAACTTATTGGATATTTCCTAAATCTGTTATTACAATAAATGGTTCAGATTATAAAGTAATTGATTTTGAAATAAATGAATCAGTTACAATTAAAGGCACTCTTTTAGGAACTGAAACAGATTACACAATTAAAGCACCGAATTTTTTCAGAGGTACACCACTTCAAACTTCAAACGCTTTACACATGATAAAAGATTGGAAAAAGAAATTACCAATGGCTTATCTTATACAACCAATGAATGAAACAAGAAGCTTAAACCCAACAGAAAAAATTGGTGTTACTTCTGAAGGTGTAAGAATTTTATTCATGGTTCATGGAAAATTAGCTGATTCAATTGACCAACAATATTTAACCGCAATACAACCAACAGATAATTTAATTTTCGAATATGAAAAAGCTTTGTTAACTGATCCAAATATTGGTGAACTTGATAATGCAACAAAAATTGATAGGCCAAATTATGGTGTGTGGGTTTCAAAGGATGGTAAAAGAAGAACCGCAAACAAGGACAACATCAAAAAATTAATTGATGAAGATATTTCAGGAATAGAATATATTATTGATATTCCATTTAAAAGACAAATTTGTAATATTGATTCCAGTTGCAAAAATTGATATTATTATAAATCATTATATTTGTACATATTAAAAAACATTATTAATTAAATAAATAAAAAAAATGTCAGACAAAAATTGTAATTGTGATGTAATATCACTTGGTAACACTGGAAAACCAGATTGTTCACTTATTGCAGATATTGCCGCTTTTCCATTATTGGATATGGCAAAAGATTCAACTGGTGCGCCAAAAGAAAGAAACAAAACAGATTTAACGGTTTGGGCAAATTTAGAACCAATTCTAAATGCGGCTGATCCATTAGATAGAATTTATCCAATTGGAAAATTTGAGAACGTAGAACACAACAGAGAAGATGATGTGTTTTGGACTGCAAACAGTGGTAAAACTGCTTTTGTACGTGAAGGTTTTAAAACTTTCCAAGGATTTATTGTTAACGCACCGCGCGAATTAACTGGAAAATTAAACTCAAACGCTTGTCAAAGTTTTGGATTCCATTTCTTAGATGACTCTAATCAATTGGTTACTAAAAAAGGTACTGATTCAACAAAGTGTAGGCCAATTTTAATTGATTCTGATACATTCAGAACAAAATATGTTGAAGCAACTAATGATGCACCTGCAATGTTAATGCTTTCTTTCCAATGGAAATCAACAGAAAAAGATGCTGATGTTGTTGTTGTAGGTGGACTAGATTACACTGGAAGTGATGTTTATGGCTTACTTGATGCTGATGCGATTTATTCAAATGAATCGACTGCTGGATTTACTGCAACAATTGTAACAACTTGTTTTGGTGGTGCGGTTGAAGGTTTAACGCTTAGTGATTTTACCGCGGCTGAAATTTCACCAACACCTGGTGCAATTGTTCTTGCTTCTGCAACAGAAACAAGTGCTGGTGTTTATGATATTGTTTTTGATACTGCACAAACAAGTGGTGATGTAATAAGGTTATCAGCTTCGAAAGATAGATTTGATTTTTCTGAAATGTCAGATGGAACAAATGATATTACAATTCCTTAATGATTATTAAAGTGATAAATGGAACGCAATTCAATGTGCGTTCCATTCAAAAAATGTCACTAAGTAAGTTCAAGGAACTTTACAAGGTGAGGTTCGGAGAAAATACAGAAAGTGTTTATTTCGAAATAACTGGAAAGGTAAAAAAGGAAAAACCAAAGAAGAAAAAAGATAAAAACGAAGAAGCACCAAATTAAGGTGCTTTTTTTTTACAATGGAAGTTTTAAAGAAATTAGCACAGAATTTTATTAACCTTGATACAAAGGAAATATTATTTCGTACTGTTTCAAATAATCCACAACTTGAAAAACTTGCAATAAAGTTGAACCAAGAAAATCAATTGAAATTTGGTAAAACCGCTGATGGAAATTTTTTAGGTGATTATTCGCAAACTTCTGTTGATGTTTATGGAAAAGAACCAGGACCAATTCAATTAAAAGATACTGGTGATTTTTACGATTCTTTTCAAGTAATTCTTTTGGATGATGGATTTGTAATTGATGCTGATGGATTTAAAACAGATGATTCAGGTAAAACAACAAATCTGTTTTCAAAGTATGGACAAGATATTACTGGACTGAATGACGAAAATTTAAGTATCTTTATAAAAGAATTGCAACCAAAAATAGCTGAAGCGATAATTAGAAGAATTTTTTTATGAAGCTTTTTGATAAAATAGAAATATTTACTTCAATTGAAGATTTACCAATTGAAAACTTTCAAAGAATAATGAAAGAGGGTGATTTGAAATACATGATTATAAAAGGTAAATTTAAAAAGAAGCATATTAAAAAACTGGAAACCGCTTGGATTGAATGTTACAATCAATATTTGCAATCATTCGGATTAAACAAAATGTATATTTTAATATTAGAACAAGAAGAAAAGATTGCAAAATTAATGTGTGAAAGATGGATAAAAGATTTAAAACATTTAAACGCAGTAATTACACATGAAGAAAACATTTTAAAGGAAATGATGTTACCAACAAAAGGTGAAAAAAAATCATTTGAAGAAGATTTGGCTATTATTCAAAAACACAATGGATTTGTAGTTGATCCAAAAAGAACTTCTGTAAAAATGTTTTTTACTTATGTCAGAATGTTAGAGAAAGAAGCGAATCAACAAAAAGTTTACAATGCCACAAAAAATTGAAAATAAAGACATATTTAGTCCTGATTTTTTAGAACCGCAAAAAAAGAGTTTTAAAGAAATTATTGAACTTATTAAATTGATGGAATCAGAAATGAAAGACGTTCTGAAGGTCCAACAAGCGTTTGTTAAAACTTCAGATAAAGAAAGCATTAGTGGTTTAAAGAAAAGAAAAAAAGCAATTACCGCAATAAATCAGGTTTCAAAAGAAATGTTGAAGCTTGAAAAACAAAGAAAATCGGCTTCAGCACAATTGCAAATTGCGGAAACACAACAAGCAAAAGCGGTTGCACTTACAAGATTTGAATTGCAACAAAAAAAGAAAGCGGTTAAACAAGAAATTCTTGCAGAAAAAGGATTGATTACAGAATATCAAAAACAAAGTGCAAGGTTAAATGACCTTAGAAAAAAGTACAAAGATTTGATTTTGGTTCAAGGAAAGGAAACCAAAGAAACGCGAAGATTAAGAAAAGAAATAACAGTACTTGATAAGCGATTAAAAAAGGTTGATGCAAGTGTTGGACAATTTCAACGTTCTGTTGGTAACTATGGTAAAGCTTTCGGAAAGGTTACAAACGTTTTAAGGAACTTTGGCTTGGCGGTTGGTGGTTTGGCTATCATTAGAAATATTACTGGAATAGTAAGGAACTTTGAACAGTCACAAGCTGATTTGGCTTCTGTTCTTGGTGTTAATGTTGAAGAAATGAAAGCGTTAACAGAACAAG